CGCCCTTGCATTATTAAATAAGAGAGACGATATACCAGCAGCAGTAAATAAGCTTTCTTCTGCATCAGCTACTGTATTCGTATCACCAGTGTTCGATTTCTCAAAACTGATTTTATCAATATCCATTGGCGTAAGAATAGAACCAACTTCTTCTGGAAGAACAGAATCAAGGTTTTGCCAAAACTCTCTTGCTTTTGGCAAATCAATTCCCCAGTTTCCCTCATCATCCATTGGAAGTTTCATACTAATCATCGCATAGTTTTCAAGAGCTTCCTTACTCATCTTAAGCTGTTTATAATCTTCGATATCATATATCTCTCTTAAGATTCCTGCAAACGGAGGAAGAGCATAATCCAGAATATCGGAATTGCATTTGATCGCAAAAGAATTCGGAGCATCAAGTTCAATCCACGGTTGAGTTCTATCTTTCTTGAATAGATTATATTTAACCTTGAATTCTGGCGGATAGTAATCCAGCATATCTTCTCTTGCAGAGAAGTATGAGAAATTAAAAGTTACATTCGGCACATTACCCTCAACAGATGATATAGCGCAATAATCACTAGGTAAATGTTGTATTGTTATGCTATCGCTAGTAACCCATAACGTGCAGTAGCATACATCTTCTCTTAAACACACTGTCAATATCTTTGGAAGTTGTGTTTTAATATTCATTGACGACAACATATTTACAACTTTTCTATAATTGCCACCTGTACGATTTATGTTTGCCTTTCGTGGGTCTATCTTGTACGGCTCAACTATATAAGCCAAGTCAGATAATCCAACGAAGTATTGTATTATTCTTCTAAAGTGAGGGCTTGCGCCATATATATAGTTAATTGCTTGACGTAACTGTTTCTCATATCTATATGGATTCGATAAATATTTCTGTATATCATCTTTTGTATACAGATAAAAATTTGGAGATGTTCTATAGTTATTAAGGTCTCTCGTTATAAGTTTATTAAGTATGGCGAATCTGTTAGATATCCCAACATACCCAATAGCGTCGCCACCATTTCTGTTAATAGGCTTCTTGGCGACAACAGACGCTTTATCGGTTTTCTTAACAGTTCCAACCTTCTTGGCTATTTCTGCCATATCTCTTGTTCACCTTCTTTCCGTATGATGATGGCGGCTTTATAATGAACATATCGTTAGCTCCAACATTAAGGTTGTTGCGTTTAACTAACTTATTCTCTATTTGTGTAGCAACATAATAGTTATATGAGAGAGAAGAGTAGCGGTCTTTTCTCATACCAGACCTCTCATATATCTTTACTTTGCCGTTAGCTTCCTCATGCTGTAACTTCGTTAATTCATCAATAAGTAATGTAGTTTGAATATATGGCATTTGTATCTGAATCTTCTGTGCTGGATTAAGTGACTTATATCCCCTAATATCGTTAAGAAGTACATCTGCATCATATTCGGTTTCAAGCAATCTAATACGACTACTTCTAAATCCCTCACGCAATAAAAAAGCACAGTCCGAATTAAACTGTGCGCTTGCTTTAATAGCCCATATTACCTTTGGAGCACCTACTACAGTACATCTAGATGCCATCTCAGAATTATTACAACATGATAAAGCTGGATATACCTCACCTGTATCCAGGTCTAATATATCTCTAGCTAAACAGTCGTATACACCAAGTCCAAGACCAGATGTATCCAACACTATGTAGTCGCAGTTGTATTCATCAAATAATTTACGGATAATCAACGCTTGGTCATCCGTTCTCATCCCCTCATACGAATCTGCGTAAACAATATTACTTATATATCTACCGCCACGAGTCCTAGATAATTGATTGATGAAAATAGCAGTCGCATCGTTATTGTGTTTCTTGCTGGACATCAATGCTATATCAGCTGATAATATTCTAACCTCACCCGGCTGCTTGAGCGGTATCTTTATATGTGACGAATTACCAAGAATAGATGCTAGTCTATTTGGTAACATTGGATATTTAATCCTTCTATTTTTAGATATCGAAGCGAAATCAAAGAACGCATTCTCATCAGAGCCATAAAATAAAGCTTCCATTTCCATAGAAAACTTTATATCGCTGAAATCTGATTCAGACATTTCATCAGCGACTGCATCCTGATCTAGCAATCCTTCCTTTATAGATAATTGATATGGAAAGCTACATACAAATTGATGTCTTCTTGGATCACACATCGCAGCAAATGTATCTAAACATTTGGTGAAAGACCAATGATCTTTCCAGTACGCGCTCGAAAGGTAGAGCGTTAAGTTCTTTTCTTTTGCATATTCTGCATCTGCCTGAGCCGGAGTAAGCTGTCTATATCTAGGCATACGCCTCTGCGTTAAGAACTTTCTAAGTACGTCGTCAATGATTGGCTTTGGTACTAACCTATACTCGTCAATTAGCAAAACATTACTTCTGTTTCCTCTACTGCTATCTGATGCAGTTACTACTTTGATAGCGCTCGTATTATGAAACAGGATATATGAGTTAGTCCCGTTCATTTTTGTTTCTTTTATTTCGTTCGATAACTCTACTGAGTTAGGCATCAATTCTAGGATAATCTTTTCTAGAACATTATTTGCCTGACCTCTTGTACCAGATACAACACACACCTTAGTACCTGGGTATAATATACATCTAATAACACAATATACTGCACTTATGAATGACTTACCCTGTCCACGAGCAGCTATCCATACAAATACTGTACTCCAGAACATCATGACTAGTATGATTCTCTGGAACAGTCTTAACTTTAAATGTAGATAATCCTCTGCAAATTTATCTGGATTCTTTCTATAAAATGAAACCCATAGAGCTGCACCCTCTAATACCTTTTGGTATCTTTCAGATGAAGTGCCTTTATGTGTAGCCATCATCGTAACCATCATCACCATCGTCAGCAATGCTATCAAACATATCTAACATTGCATCCTCTTCATCTCCATCGTATTCAGGTTTATCTACTGTGTATTTAGCTATTGCTTCTTCATATAGTCGTGTATATTTATTATCCTTAGTTCCAACCATTTTGCATAAGTGACCCATCCAAGTAAATATATACTTGAGTATCGGACTGTCATCGTATACATCAGGGATTGGTCTCTCGTTCTCATATCTATAAGCCCACACTCCCATTGGAGTATTTTGTATAGAAGTATCTAGGTCATCCTTTTTCTGCACTGGTTTCAAGTTGGCACTACCCAATAAAGTATTGAGTGCTGTTATACTTTTTTCTACAGAACGACCTGCAGACCTATCTCTATTAATATCAAGTTCAAGAGAACATATTTGTCTGATGATTGCCTCTGTTCCTATATCCAACTCAGTGCCTTTCGGAAACTTTGACATCCAATATCTTCTTCTTTGTTCTAGTTCTCTGTACATGGTAGGTGTGTACCCAGACCCCCAGAACGCCATAATTTCATCCGTTATCGGTTCAGGTTCTGACTCAGAAGATTGTTCAGTATCGCTTACATATAGTTTCGTTGTGTCATCTGCGAAACTCCATAGTCTACCTTCCGCCTCTAACGTGTCGTCATAAGACTTACCAAAATATGTCTTCTTCGCTATGCATTGAATATACTGACTCATTACAGAACGTAATGTAGCTTTACTTGCGATAGAGTCATATATTTTGTTATCCCAATATAGGTCTAACTTTCTACAAGTTTGCCTTACAGCTAATCTTGAATCATTACATTGTTCCAAATATCCTTCGAATATTCTCTCTACGCAAGCCTTACACACTGATAGATGCGTAGTTCCCCTATATATAGCTCCATAGTTCACTGAGAAATTTCTATCTCTCTTACTAAAAGCTGTTCCACATCGTGTGCATACAACTCTATCTGTGCTCAATTCAAGACTCATAACATGTCACCAGCCTCTATAACATCAGATATATCATCTATTTGCGATAACTCGTATAACTTTGATGCAATTTTTAAATCTTTGCCTGCAGAGAAACACGGCTTATAACCACCATCGATATCAATCCAATCTTCGCTACCTACCATTTTCGCCTTTTTAGGTTTATGATACTTAACACCGAGCGAACCGAATCCATGTATGGATACACAGTCACCATGTTTCATTGCCTCAAGTACCTCACCAAGCAAAGCTTCTAAGACCATATCTACATCATCAGGAGTGAACTGTACGTGTTTCTCTTCTCGCTTTACTGTAAAATCTCTGGTGTTACCGTAATCGTCTGATATATGGAATACATGTTTTTGAGGCTGAACTTTTTTAGTAGCGCCGAACATCTTCAATCTATCGACAGCGCTACGTACTAATTCCTTTCTATTCATTCAAATACCTTTCTTTCTCAAATATCAAATATCAGAAATAGATTTAACAGCGTTCACGTTAATATCTCCATCAGAGAAGAACTTGCTAATCTGTTCATCTTTTGATACATCGTTATATATCTTAAACATTTCAGAGCTACTCCACCCAACTATTTCAACAACAACATTATCTGGGATACCTGCTTTAGATAACGCTGTAACGAAATAATGTCTAAGAGAGTGCATATAAAAATCCCTACCAGTTATACAACTAAACTTTTTAGTCCAACTATTTATTGTAGAAATGCTAATAGGCTGCGACATATCATCACGACTAGGGAACAACCATTCACTCTCTATTCCATTATCATTCCTATCTTTTAACCATAAGTCCAAATATGGCTTAAACTTTTTTGCGAGTGTGTAACAATGTAAATATTTATTACCCTTTGTAAGTATTGGAGCGCTTTTATATAAAGCGCCACCGAACATAAGTTTGTCTTCAGAGAAATCACTAACCTTGAATCTAGTAAGCTCAGACTTACGTCTACCGCTGTACATAGCAAGAGCTACCATGCAAGCCTTGTCATACTCTTTATTTTCAACAAGAGTATTCAAAAGATTCTCTAGCTCTTCCTCTTCCCAAACAGTTTTTTCTCGAACAGTGTTCAGCGGTGGGTTCTCTATCTTTCTGACTATAGACCTATATCCGTCAAACTCTGGTTCTTCATCAGAAAGAATATTCTCACAATAATTTGATAACGAACTAATAGCTGCTTTGACTCTCCTTATACGAGCACTAGAGTTGCCATTAGATATCAACCAATTTTGAAATCTAACAATATCCCTCTTGGATATATCCCTAAAATCTTTGTTGTTAAGGTTATCAAGTATATATGTAAAGAATATTAATAAATCACTTTCGTATCCTACAATAGTACCTTCGCTTCTCTGTAGAGACCTTAAATACATGATGAAATCATCTTTGAGAAGGAGGTTAGATTCATTTATCATTGCAGTCTTTTCAGGATCAGTCAGTTTATTTCTAATCGTCTTCCTACTCAAATCAATCACCACCCTTTAAATCTACAATTGAATAAGAGCTGAGATAAACTCAGCTCTAGTTCAAACAAAGCACTACATAATCAACAACAGTTAATCCTATACTCTGCGTCAAGACCATCACTATTAAATATCAATAATAACTGACTGGGAGTAGAGAATAATCTCTTATCATTTGCGTAATTGTCTGTCCCACATAATGAACCGCAAATCATAGATGTTATACCAAGCTCCTCAAAACTTTCTCTGTGATGTTTGTCACCAAGTATAACGTAGTCTAAATCAATTCCATATTTTTTGCTAAATAATGTATATAGAATCTTTGGCGAACTGAAAACATTATCTATATCTCCATGTGTCGCACATACTACATGGTCGCACATATCAATTAGAACAAATTCATTCGTCTCAGAATTAACTACCGTAATATTATCAACATCTTTAAGCCGCTCCTCCAACCACCATCCTATAATGCGCTCCATATTATCATCATGCACATTATCTTTCTTACTTGGAACTACACGACCATGATTACCGAATGTTGAATATACAATAACATCTGGTACACATGTAGCTAGTTTTGATATTGCCTGAGCCAAAATTTCAGACGCTTGCATTAACTGGTCTACAACAAGCTCCTCAGACGATACTCTAGAAGATGTGTGTATCGCACCAGCTATAGCATCACCAAGAAAAACTATATGTAACCTACCACACCTATGAAGTTTAATTCTTTCTATTGCATTATTTACAACTGCCTTAACTCTATCCTTGCATATATCGGTATTAAAACTGTTATACATATTGTCCGTTATCATTCCGTAATGCCAGTCACTAAATACAAGTAGAGCTTCATTATCTCCGCAATCGCTATCGTCTACGCTACCATCGAATAGTAATCCGACACTTTCATTTAAACAGTTCGCAGCCTCAATTAACTTTGATTCTAAATGTTCTTGTCTAGCTTCTTTAGTGAGAATCTTATTATATTCTCTTCTCTGGTCAAAGAATTTCTGACGCTCCTTACGCAACTCATCAATCTTTGAGTCCAACTCTTTCATCGCTTCATCGCTGTCAGCAACTCTTATACCGTACTTGTCTATAAGATCAAGAGTTCTTTTACTTCCGTACATTAACCTCCTGGCAACGTCTGGAGAAAATCTCTTACCATATATAAATTCAGATAACTCAGAGTAGTCATAATCAGAAAGAGTTTTGTCAACCAGTTTCCCATAAATAAGTCTCTTATGGTACTGGAAATCATTCTCATCAGGTCTTTTATTTAACTGCAATTCTCCCATACCCCAATCATACTTTAGCTCTTTTATTCATTAAAATATAAAAATCCCGATATTATCGAGATTTCAACACAATCATTTTTTAGTATTACCATATTAGTGATTTTTAGCGTAATAAAAAAGCGCCGAGACTTCGGCGCTTTCTTTTTATCGTTTTTTCCAACAGCTCAAATTTCATGGTGTTTCATTGATTTTACCTCTGCCACGCATCACAGAATTCACATTCTGCCTTACCATTATTTCCGCCGCACAATCACTACAATACTTTTGTCTTCTACCTACATTTGGATTCTTCATCTTTGTAGTAGTACCGCAGTTCTCGCAAATGAAGAATGGTTCACCGTGATACATCTGATACTGATATCCAAGATTATTGAAATCATACACTGTATATACAGTAACTCCTTCTTCCATAAATAGAACTCTAACATTCGTATTATCAATTTTCTTGGAGAACTGTATCATACCAAGTTGATTTAGTTCATGATATAGCGCACTCTGTCTTCTCACAGACGCACTTATATTTGCCATACACATTATCTCGCTATCTCGTGAGTTAACCCAATGGTCTCCATTTGGATTAACTGCATCCCAATATTTCGCAAGACATAATAATGTGAACGCAAGTCTTTTCATCTGTCTGCTATCGAGAGAATCAATCTTTGCCATTTCTTTATCTGTAATATTTATACAATCTATATTAATGGACTTATATTTAAATGCTCTATTAACTACTATATCAAGTGTGTGAGACCACTTTGTAATTGATGCGCTAGGTTCGCATAAAAGAAGAAACTCCTCTATCTTATCCCTGACACCGCTCTTGGAGTACCCGTCATTCTCTGCGTAATACTTTGCTACACGGCATAATGTTTCATATGGTTTATTTCCTAAAGACCTACTCTTAATCATTTTAGCAGCCCAATCATTTTCATTTAACACAATACTCATTCCGCCACCTCGATCCTAACTTCTTCTTCCCTAAACATCTTTCCTCCAAATTCAATATCTCCGCCAGGGTCTAGAGTGGGGTAGTGGTACGTATAATTGTTTTTCTCAAGTAAGTTATGTATGATTTCTTCTCCACACATATTCCATGCGAATCTTTTTGTAGAACTTCTCTGATAACATATGTCGAGTATAATATTACATAATGCTCTCTTATCAGGGCATATCTCGTCGCATCCTCGTCTAAAATCATCATTCATATCACTAAGAGCTATAAATGAATCAAACTCATTAATCCTTTCGTACTTGGAGAAAATAGAATAGCTCTTTATTCTTTTGTTATAGTCATCATATAATTGCTTTACCTCTCGCTTTTGCTTATCTGTGTATTCTGCGTCACTAAGCATGAACGTATAATCAAAATCAGATGAAGCATTAAATCTTCTTATATATCCATCGAACTCTTGTTCGAATCTCATGCATATCTTATTCATTATGCAGTCATTAGTCCCAACAGGCATACGGTATTTATAATACCTAATAAACTCACTCTGCCTGTCCGTTAGCTCATCTTCTGGAATTTGCATTAAATCTTCTACTGTTAATCCAAACTCCCTAAGACAATTCTTCATCGTATTTTTGATATATGTATTGTATTCCTTCATAAGAGCTGGATATATATATCTCATGAAGTATGGCTTACGTGAAGCTACAATGCTTCTAAAAAAGTCTCTTTGCGCTGTGCTCTCAATCTTATTAACAGCATGTTTGTCGTGCCAGTCTCTCGGCATCGGTTTGCATACAATTCCTTTAGCTTTATCTATGGAATTTTGTTGATACAGTTGTCCGCACTGTATCCTATATCTCAAAGTATTATACTCATCAGTATCCTTCTCGAACCCAGCCTGAACCTCAAACATACTTGTAATCCAATTAGTAGTCTGACCAATATCATTTCCAAAACTATCTATGTTAGATTTGATGAAGTCCTCTTCTTTGGGAATACATTTAGTCGCTCTTCTCTGTGCGCACATCAAAGTCGGTAACTGTATATGCTTTCCTACCAGAACCTTATTATCTGTAAGCATACATAAGTCGCCATCGCAATCAGCTCCATTCATTGCGGCGGCAGCAGTATCCCATGCATTTAGAATAGTACACGCATTCATATATCTAAACCAGTATTTGACATCGTCACTTCTTGATGGGCGAACTATTCTTATATTATTGTGGCATGTCATTGGAGCTCTGAAGCAAGCAAGCTTTTCTGATTCTAAATCGCTCCAGTATTTATTATATATCTCACCAGCCTTCAAGAGGCCAGTCTTATCTAGTCCGAATACGCTCTGACATAAAAGATATGGATCGCCAGATAGGATAGAGTAGTTACCGTGAACTTTCAACACGCCGACCTTAGCTTCGTTTATTCTATTCTTAATAAGTTGATAAATGCTATTCTGAACAAATGGGTCTTGCAACACTCTATTATCTATTGATATAGCTTTAATAAAATCATCTGGTGCTTTATCTATATTATCCTTATCTAATCCGTCTCCTCGTAAGAATAATAATGTCTTTCGCCAATCACCATTTAGTACATCACGTATATCATTCATTGTAGGAGCAATTAATTCATCTATATCGGAGTCATCCAAATCATAGCTTTGGATAAACTGATAATTTATATTACGTTCAGACTCTAATTCTTTCGGGCATGTCTTTGTAATACTGAATGTATATTTATTATCTAACGATGTTTGTACATAATCTTCACAACTACTATAGCTATCCCATAGCTTTACCATTGATGTAGTTAGAATTATTTCTACATCTCTTATATCTACAGATTCGCCCCATGCATCTTTTACAATATATTTTCCGGCTACATTTTCTGCGAAATCTATAAAATCAAATGTGAATATCATTCCTTTCTCAAACGAAAACCTAGTATTTACACCCGAAACAATATAGTCTAATCCGAGTTCCTCGCTCCATCTTTCTGCTAGAGATGGCAGCATTAACCCGAAACCATCTGATGCATCCATTACTATATGCTCTGACGGTCTATACTCCATTTCAGGCTCGCCTTCGTTTTCATCTGTTAGATAGATAATCTCTGAATCGAATTCTGTCTCGGCATCATCTACTACAAGTATTCCATGCGGAAGTGATACCGGTGTTGACGCACTGCATGTTAGTGCTTTATACGCTTCAAGTTTTGCTGTGACAAGTTCTTTATTAGGATTCCTTCCATTCTCTATCCTACGTTTAATCTCTGGAGCAAGTCTGGTGCTAATGAATACTATAGTAGAATTCTTTATCCCACCATTAGTTCCAAGCAGCCTTTCGTACCTCACTCCGTTGATACTAAAACCCTTACACGCTCTGTAGTAATCTTTTTCCTTGTCTATAATCAGACACATATAGTCCGGCTGAAATTGTAATTTATCTAATTCACTGTATAACTTTTTTATTTCTCTTTTATTATGTATACTGTTTGGTGCAGATTTTATTCTTTTTATCTCTGATTTAATAACTTTTGCCTTTTCATCTGCATCAATAACACCATTAAGTTCATCTATCCATCTTAAAATTAAAGAGTCTGCTAAAGATATTACTTCTTCGTTACGTCTCGCTTCGTCGATCGGCAACGTTAGATTCCATTTTGCTTTTCTCAGTCGGCCACTGTGTATCTTGTAAATAAACTTCTGACACACAAGTTGCTTGCTAATTGTAATCACCTCGCACTATGTAAAGTAAATAATTATATTGATTAGTTTAAAAAATAATCGTCATCGTATTCGGTTACATATAAAACCCATTCGTCGTAATATTCTATTCTTCCTTCTTCTATATCTTTATCAATGGTGTAATCATCTATAATATCATCTACTGAGTAGTAGCTGCAGACGCTATGATTGTCGCAGATATCATAGAAGATACACTCCGTACAATTTCTTCTATCCAATATCTTTCTCCATTTCTCATAGGCTCTCCATCCAGTCAGTCAATATTCTCCGCATCCTGCTACTAGGTAGATATATGTATATCTTTTCACCATCTCTGATGGCGCTTCTCCATATCCATTGAATCATTATAGATAACGCATATTTATCCTCGTCAACGGTTATGCCATGCATAGCGTAAAACTTTTTCTCGTTTACGTTCATGTAAATATTGCAAGCATAGACCAGATACTTTCGTTGCCTGTAATTATTCGATGCTTTAAGGTTGAACATCGCAAAACCATTTGTATATCCCTTCCCTTTCAAGAATTCTTTCTGAGACTTGTATGTTGCCCACATCCTCTCATTAGCCGCAGAATCCTTCCAAATATTCTTGAATATATTTTCTATATTCCTTTTTAGTTGAACACCAGCATCACCCTTATTCTTTTCAAACCAACTCATACTTAATGAGAACTCTTGCTCACCAACCTCGTTAAGCTTTGGGTTGTCAACTATCTCGACCATATCTTTTATATGAGATACATACTCTGGAGTATAACCTGGGTACTCGCAGAACCTAAAGCCATTTCCGGTATCGGTCTTCTCAATTCCGATATTCTCATAAGGCAGACCGTATATTTCCAAAAAGCTGTGTAGGCTTTGTCCTTCAAATAAGTATGTCATAATATACACATCACGAAACGCAGTAATCAAATCAGGAGGTAACACCCAATAGAACAGCTTTTTAACATCTCCGCCTTTGCCTTCGTCATCGATCCTTGTTATCTGTCTCGATCTGAGTAACCAGAACATCTCACGCATAGCCGTTCCACGATAATCGTCACGTATTAAACTATAGTTATTATCCTCATACTTTATATACCCGGCATCAAGAGCCAGCTGTATGTCATCCTCGTGAATGTCACATGTTTCCAATACATCAACGTTCTCATCTATCATAAGCGTGTATCCGAAACTTTTAATAGCTTCGAGCATCTCTTCTGTATAATTCTTGAACGCTGCATGTGTTGTCGTAACGTTCTCACCATTTAGAATAAGATGCTGTGTATGCTCAAGCTTACTATACCCA